CCTGGTAAAGGAGCTGGCGGCAAAGCTGCAACCGCTGCAGGAATCGACCGAAGAGATTGCCGCTCAGCGTGCAGCTCAACAAGCGATGACTGTGCAAGAGGCGATCGACACGGTGCCAAAGCTGGCCCACATCCAAAGCGCAAACCCCGAAGCATTCGAGCTGGCACAGCAATTCGATAACACGTTGCGCGCACGCGCTGATTGGGCCGGTAAGCCCATGACGGAGCGCTTCAACAAGGTGATCGAACTGGTGGAAGCCTCCCTCGGCGCTATCGCTATCCCCGGCCAGCCCTCACCACCGGCAGCACAAGACCAGGAGGCGCTGAAAGCAGCGGCGGCGGCAAAGGTGGCCTCGGCCCCGAAAGCTGTACCGACCTCGCTCTCGCAATTCCCGGCAGGCGAACCCGTTGCCGTCGATGAGACGGCGGCGATGGAGCAAATGACCTCTGTGCAACTGGCGGCAAAGATGGCCCGGATGACCCCTGACCAGCTCGAAGCCTACTTCGCAAAACTCTAACTAAGGAATTACCATGTCCACCACCATTCCAGTAGGTAGCGCTCTCGCGCGCAAAGTCTACTCGGTCGGCCTGTTCTCGAAAGTTCACGCTGCACCTGGCTTCATGAACCTGATCTCGGGCGGCATGCCAACCGAAGGCGACTTCGGCGCGAAGGCCAAGGGCCAGACCTCGGCCGACTACCCGATCATCAAAACCGGCGACCTGGCCAAGGGCGCAGGCGACACCGTTTCGATCGACCTGTTCAACTTGCTGCAGGGCAAGCCTGTCATGGGCGACAAGCGCATCGCCGGTAAGATGATGCAGCTCACCTCCAGCTCGATGGATGTGCAGATCAACCAAGTTCGCGGTGGCGCGGACTCGGGCGCGAAGATGACCCAAAAGCGTACCGTCCACAACCTGCGCACCGTGGCCATGTCCGGCCTGCAGGGCTGGATGCAGCGCTACGAAGATCAAACTTCGCTGGTTCAACTGGCAGGCGCGCGTGGCTCGCAAGTCACTACCGATTGGGTTGTGCCGCTGCAGGCCGACCCGGACTTCGCAGAAACGATGGTCAACAGCGTGCGCGCCCCGACCCGCAATCGTTACTTCGCAGCGAACGACGCGAACAACGTGGCCGACATGGGCACCAACGACGCGCTGACCCTGCAAGACATCGACCGCATCGTGTCGGTCCTGCGCGAGTCCTCGAACCCGCTGCAGACCATCAAGATCAAGGGCGATGACCGCGCCTGGAACGACCCGCTGTGGGCCATGTTCGTCACCGAACGCCAGTGGCTGTACATGCAGTCGCGCACCTCGCAGACCCAATGGCGTCAGGCGATGCAAAACGCCTTCGAGCGCAAGTCGTCGGGCGTCAAGCACCCGCTGTTCGACAGCTACGAGACCATCATGTGGAACGGCGTGCTCATCAAGCGCATGAACCGTTACGCGATCCGCTTCAACGCGGGCGACTCGGTGATCTCCGACACTGGCGGCGGCGACGGCAAGACCTACACCGAGACCACGCTGACTGCCTCGGCTCCGGTCGACCGCGCAATCATCGTCGGCGCGCAAGCCCTGGCCAAGGCGTACGGCAAGTCGCGCAGCGACTACTACTACGACTGGTCGGAAGAGTCGGTCGATCACGGCAATGCCGTCGAGATCGTCGCCGCCTTGATGACTGGCTGCTCGAAGGTCCGCTTCAAGGTCGACGGCGAAGACACCGACCTGGGCGTCGCGGTTGTCGACTCCTACGCACCGGACCCGGCCTCGGCCGCTGGCCGCTCGCTGCTGGCGTCGTAATGAATCGGGGGGAGTGATCCCCCCTCCCCTTTCGGAGAAAGCACATGACCGCATTCGTAGCACCAAGCGTACAAGAGACGCAATTCTCGGGCCAGTACGGCAACCAGTCGGTTGCCCACGGCACCTACAACCCGAACCTCGCCGCCGTCAACGACACCGTATTCCTGCTCAAGCTGTTCGCTGGCACGAAGATCACCGGCCTGCGCCTGTGCAACGGTGCAAACGGCGCATCCACCACCGTCGATGTCGGCCTGGTGAACGTCGACGGCACTAGCCCGCTGTTGTCGTACTTCGTGGCTGGCCAGGCAACTGCAGCCGCTGCAAGTGCCACCTCGGCCGCTCGCCCGATCTACCTGACCAAGGATGTCTACGTGGTGGCCACCTTCAAGGGCGCTGTCACCGCCGCTGCAGGCGCGAACAACTACCTCGACGTGATCGTGGATTACGAGTTCCGTGGCGCGTAAGCACCGCTGAGCACGACCAATAGGGCGCTTCGGCGTCCTATTTTTTTGGAGAGTCAAAATGGCGCAAGTCAAATACATCGGCCGCAAGGCCACGGCAATCGACAACGTAGCGAACTCGGGCGTTATGTGGAATGGCAATGGTGATGTGCAGGCCGTTACCGATCGCCAGGCGCGCATCCTGGTCAAGTACGCAGACCAATGGACCCTGGCCGAAGAATCGGACTCGATCCTCCTGAAAAAGGAGCCGGTGATGGCGTTCATCAATCCAGAGGGCGAGCGCGTTGAGATCCCGGAAAGCGCTATGAAAAAGCCGCTGGAGCACATGGACATGGACGAGCTGCGCGCGTACGCCCTGGAGTTCTATCAGAAGTCGTTTGGCCCGCGAATCTCGCGCAAGCGCCTGGTCGATGAGATCGAAGAACTGCAGCGCGGCATGGAGCCGTTCAAGCAAATTTAACGGCTCGAATAATTCCACGGATTTGATACTAGGTCATCCATTCTGATGACCTAGTGCCGTGGCAAATACCAAGTACAGCGACTTCTTCCCATACGTTCTGACCGAGCTTGTTGGCGTCTCCACGCTGCAGGCCGAAGCACAGATTCGTGGGGCTGTGATCGACCTGTGCCGCAAGGCGAAGGTATGGACTCACGTTGACGACCCGACCGCCACCATGGCTGGCTCGCGTGAATATGACGTGAACGTACCGAGCGGCACCGCACTGGTCGAGATCAAGGCGCTCTACCTGGATGGCGCGCCCCTGGAGGCATCGAGTGACGAGTACGAAAGCTCGCTCGACATCGGAACCCCGCGCACTTACCGGCAGCTCTCGTCCGAGGGCGTTCTGCTGTGGCCGAGGCCAGATCGTGAATACCTCATCACGATGGACTTCACGCTCACGCCGTCGCGCACGTCGACCACGTTTCCCTCCTGGATCGCAGAGCGCTACCACGACGCCATTGTCTACGGCACGAAGTACCGCTTGATGGGCATGCCTGGCGCGCCCTGGTCAAACATCCAACAGGCGATCTACTACCGCTCGCTGTTTGACGGCGAAGTGGCTGCAGCCCGCGCCGACGCCGCGCGATCGTTCGTGCGCGCCCCAAGCCGCACCGTGTCGCAGCACTGAGGACAGCATGGGAACCCTCCTCACTACCTCGATTCTGAGTCGAGCCGCCACCCTGCTGAACGATGCCGAGAACGTGCATTGGCCGGTGACTGAGCTGATTGAATGGCTGAACGATGGGCAACGCGAGATCGTGCTGTATCGGCCAAGCGCGTGCGTGCGCCACCTGGACAAGAAGCTGGAAAAGGGCACGCGCCAGGCGCTCCCCGAAGACGGTAATTCGCTGGTCGACATCCCGCGCAATACCGATGGATACGTGATCCGCCAGGTTGAGCGCCGCGAGCTGGACGCCTTCCAGCCAGATTGGCACCTGCCCATCAAGGCCAAGTCGAAAGTCGAGCATTTCTGCTGGTCTCCAAACGACCCGAAGACCTTCTACGTCTACCCGCCCTCCCCTGGTGGCAACTCAGTCGAGCTTGTCTACAACGCCAACCCGTCGCAAGTCGGCGTGGGTAGCGCGATCGCAGTGGACGACATTTTTGCAAGCGCGCTGGTGGATTACATCCTGTTCCGCGCCCTGGCCAAAGACACCGATTACGCGCCGAACGCTGCGAGCGCGGACACGCACTACCGAGCATTTCTGGCTGCAGTGCGGCCAGAAGGCAAAGCCCCGCCAAGCGCGTAAGGCACCCATTAACTTAGGAGATTCACATGGCAGGACTTTCGGATTACAGCGAGATTGGCGTATTGAACGCCATGCTGCGAGGCATTAACTTCACCGCGCCCGCGACCAACTCGCTGCGCCTGGCTCTCTTCTTCGCGGACCCCACCGACTCGGGCACCGTGAACGAGATTTCCGGCGCATGGTACGCGCGCACGCTGACCGGCGCTTGGAACAACCCATCGGCCGTGGGCAGCACCTACCAGTCGAGCAACGTGGCATCCATCACGTTCGCACCCGTTACCGGCGCATCCGTGACCGTCACCCACATCGGC